TTCCACCCATCTATCTGCATTTTCTTCAGCTTTTTGTTCCCATTCGGTTATTTGCTTATTGGCTGACTTAAACTGCATATCCTTATCAAACGCCGATAGTGCTGTTGGTGATGCCATTACCGGCTGCTGCGCCGCCCCCCCTGCAGCCTCTGCAGCGAGCGCCTCAGTCATCGTGTTGGGTTTTTCGTTAAAGTCGACCACTTGAGCGGGAATCACGCCTGTCTCTGTTGGTTGCGCAGCCTGACCAGCAGCCTCCTGTGCTGGCACTGGTGGTTGTGTATCGGGCATCATTCCGGCAGCGGCTACACCAGGCATGCCAGGCTGTGCTCCACCTGCTGCCGCCATTTGTGCCGCTTGCTGTGTGGAATCAAATTTTTTGTCAGTATATCCAATCGGCGTAAGGTTTGGATTAGCCAACATTGCCTGCATTAGGTCTGAATCTATTTTCTTACGACCGGTTTCTTTCCTGTATTCGTTTCCGCTAATCAGTCCATTTTGAAACTCGTCAAGCAAATATCGCTCACGTTCTTGTTTATAGAGAATAAGAATTGGAACTTCAGATGTATCAAAATCTATATAGTGCTCGTCATCGAGCTCATCAAGTCCTCGAGCAATCAGTTCCATATGTGGCAACATCGTTTCGTTCCAAAACACTCTGTGCTCTTCGGCTGCATTACTAAATGTTCTTCCTGATGCATTTCCAATCACCGACTCGGGAACTCCAAAAGAAGCAAGAATTTCTTCTTTTGTTATCTGACGCATCTGAATATAATTTGCGTCGCGTGGGCTTGCGCCGGTATCTACGTAGTCAACTCCCTCATCCGAAGAAACGACTGTGACCGCACCGGCGCGATTTACATTTCCACGAAACCTGCTGCGCAATTCGTCTTTGTCATCATCGTCTATTTCGCCGCGCACAACGAGAAGACCACCCGGACGTCCGTCATTTAAAAGAAAGTTTCGATTGTATATTTTTGACAGATTCTCTATTTCAATTGCAATTCCAGCAGACTCAAGCGGCGTTAGCGATAAGTACGGGTCAAGCGGATGTGGCTTGCGAATCCATATAACATTTTCTGGCTTGAGAATTGCTTTTGTCCCATTGCGCATGTCAACTTCAAAACCGGAAATAAAACTTTTTGCGTCTGGAATTGGTGATGTGTGCTGCGGTGGAAGAAGATGAAGTGCGATTACCTGACCGCTTTTACCCTTAACTTTTTCAACAAAAGCTCCACGCGTAGACATCAAGAGCTGAGAAGAAAGCCTGTATCTGAATACAAAAGAATTCTCCCCCATATTTGATTTACTATTCAACAAATCAAGAATTCTGTTGTTTCTGTTATTTGTTACAATCTTGCCGTCCGGAGAATTGTTTTCGCGTAAAATTGCTGGAAGTCTGGCTTGATTTCCCGCTATTGCGTCAATGCACCTATTTACCCAGGTGACTTTTTGCATGCCCTCCCGATATGCGCGCTCGATGTCCCACGAGTCTCGATATGGTCTTCCCTGAAGGCCACTGTTATAGGCAACCGGAGCACCAGGGCCGATAACAGATTTTTGCCCTGATGGTGAAACGGATTTATTGTTCGGTGAATTCCAGGCCATGTTCTATACTTAATCCAGTCCAAGCAGCAAGCCGACGGCGCCGCAGCACACGCCAGCCACTACAAACCCGACCGGAATGCTAAAGATAAAGGCACCTATTGTCGTCATAATTATAAATGACCCCATGAGGAGATTGGCAGTTCTAGCTCTAGTAAACCATTGTACTATTTTCATGCGACCTCGTCAAAAACCATAACAATGCGTAATTTAATACTAGTATGGATTGTTGCTCATAACGGATAGCAGGCCAGTAAATGACAAATTGGGATAAAGTTCTTGAATATCTAAAACCAAAGGAACCGCTTTACTGCCCTGAAACGCCCTCACTTACTCAAAAAGTTTTTTTGCGCTCTTATTCAATTGAGGCCCTGTTTGGTGGGGCCGCTGGTGGGGGTAAAAGCTCAGCATTGCTTATGGCCGCTCTTCAGTATGTGGAAGTGCCTGGATATTCGGCAATTCTTTTCAGAAAAACATATGCCGACCTTGCTTTGCCCGGAGCCCTTATGGACAGGTTTCGCTCATGGATAGCAAATTATGATGAGGTGCACTGGAACAATAACACCTATATAGCTACTTTTCCGTCTGGCGCGCGCGTTTCGTTTGGATACCTTAATAACACAAACGATTATCTTCGATATAAAGGCTCAGAGTTTCAATTTATTGGAATGGACGAAGTAACCGAAATTCGAGAATCGGACTATAGGTATCTATTTTCGCGTTTGCGTCGCCCAGCCACAGGAGAATTGTCAAAGGTTCCATTGCGAATGAGGGCCGCGTCAAACCCAGCACCGAATTGGGTTAGACAACGATTTATTGTTGAGGCAAATAGTTCTGGTCGAATTTTCGTTCCGTCCAGGCTGACCGACAACCCAGGTATTGATGTGGATTCCTACCGTCAAGCCCTGTCGGAGCTAGACCCAATTGAGCGCCGACGTCTTGAAATGGGAGATTGGTGGGCTACAACATTGGGGACTATTTTTGATAGAACTAATTTTGTTGTTATTGATTCTTCTGAGGTTCCACAGGTTCTTTCTTCTGCCCGAGCCGTAAGATTTTGGGACCTAGCAGCAACCGAGCCGTCGTCAACCAACCCAGACCCCGACTACACCGTAGGGACTTTAATGCTTTTTGACCAGGGCATCGGATACGTACTGGATGTTCGTAGGCATAGAATTAAAAACGAAAAAGTAGAACAGCTAATTGCCCAAACGGCCTATGAAGATGGTCACTCGGTAGCGATTCGAATGGAGCAAGAACCCGGCTCGTCTGGCAAAGCCCTTGTTGACCAATTTGCTCGATATGTCGTTCCTGGATATGATTTTCAGGGTATTCGCTCGACTGGCGACAAACTAACTCGCTCCCGTCCGTTTTCCGCTGCAGTAGCTAATGGGAATATACGTGTTGTCCGTGGTCCGTGGCTCACCGACTGGCTGGACGAGTTTTCGTCATTCCCTGAGGCATGTGACCATGATGACCAGGTTGACTCTGCGGTTGGGGCTTTTTCATTTTTGGCCGGGCTGGGGTTGCCACAACGCAGACCGGTGTCTATAATCATCTGACGAGAGTTTAACTACAAAAGGGGATATCAATGAATAGCGAAACCACCACTACCATCAAATCCGAACTCAAAGACCTCATTGCAAAGTTGTCGGGCGACTTTATGGCTGCCGATAAACTTTTCAAAGAACTTTGCGAGAGCGAAGAAGAGCTCACATCTGCTGCCGATGTGGTTGTTGGTATGCACGGGCTAAAAGCCGAGATGTCAATTCTCTATGATTCGATTTGTCACAACATGATGAAAAAAATGGATAATGTTCCAGAAGTTTCATCGTCCGACGGAAGCCTGATTGAGAAAAAGGGTGGCTCCGACCGCAAGAAGTGGGACCATGAGGGTTTGGCAAAAAACGTTGCTAGCCGAATTAACGACATGGCAGTTGACCTAGACACTGGTGAAATAGTTATGACACCACAAGACATGATGATAAAGATGCTTGACTTTGCTGCAGTTTCTTACTGGCGAGTTAAGGAACTTGGCAAGATTGGGGTCTCCGCAGATAATTTCTGCGAAGTTAGCGAAGCAAAAACAAACATTATCGTACGAAAGGCAAAACAATAATGACCAACAATAATCAAAACCTCTATTCGCAACTGTCGGAGCAATTTCCGCAGGAAATGCAGCGGTCAATCAATAAGGGCGGCACCAACCTCACCTACATTCCAATCAGCGAAGTCATCAATCGCCTGAATAAAGTTTTTGGCGTGGACAAGTGGTCAATGACAATTGAAAGCTGTCACCGTGACCCGGTGGACTCAGACTTTGTCATCGCACATGTTCGTGTTGCTTATTATGCCACGGAATTCACCACGATTGTTCGTGACGGAATCGGTGGTTCAAAAATCAAACGCACCAAGCAAGGGCAGATTCTTGACCTTGGGGACGAATTTAAAGGTGCGATTTCTGATGCATTAAAGAAAGCAGCACAGGCTTTTGGTGTTGGTCTGTATCTTGCTCGCAGCGACGACGCAATTGAAATTGAGCAAGTAATGGAGGCCGAACAAGTAACCACCCCAGAACAAGCATCGCAGACACAACTCATCTGGGACAACTTCATGGCTTTGAGCAAGAAATTGACCAAAGGGCAAAAAGAAGAGCTTCGCACTGCTTGGGCCCAGTGGAGCAACGGTCAAGCAACTCCAAACAAAGATTCGGTAACGGAGCAGCAGGCAAACTTTCTGCTCACCGAAGCAATGCGTTTATCATTTAGCGGTTCAACAGTAATAGAGACTCCGCCAAAGTGAACGAAGAAATAGGAGTTTTACCAGAACACTTATCTGCTTCATCGATTCAAACTTACATTCAATGCCCATTGAAATTTAAGTTGTCTCGCGTTGACAAGATAAAAGAGCCACCCACAACAGCAACGTTGCTCGGCAACTTTGTTCATGACGTGCTTGAGTATTTTTATACCGCATATCAACCAGAGGAGCGCACCATTGCGGCAGCTCGTCAAGCCTGCACCCATATATGGACTGAAGCAAACTGGGCAGATACGGTAGCTCCGTTTCTTAAAAAAACACCCATCAATGATTTCAGATGGAGCGCATGGTGGTGTGTGGAAAATATTTTTTTGTTAGAAAATCCCACATTGGTAATTCCAGATGGAATTGAATATGAAATTTTTGGTCAGCTCGACGGTGTCTTAATAAAAGGGTTTATTGATAGATGGACGGAAGTGGATGGCGTTGTAACAATCACAGACTATAAAACCGGAAAAGTACCAGCCGCCCAATATATGGCAGACAAATGGTTTCAGTTATGCCTGTATGCGCTCCTGTTGTCTGAATTGGAGCAAAAAAAGGAATTCAATCTTCAACTTTTATACCTAAAGGACGGAGTGGCAAAAAAATATTTGCCCACAGATGAGGATTTTTCAAATGTTAGAAATACAATATCAACGACAAAAAAGGAGATAGTAAACTCATATGACAATTCAAAGTGGCCAGCAATCCCATCAAAACTCTGCAACTGGTGCCACTATAAATCGCATATCTGCTCATATTGGAACCCAACGAATGAATGACGATATGTTTGCCCGCTTGGTGGCGGAAGATGTAAAAAATCGTATTTCTGAAACGCAACGAGAATATCTGCACCTACCGCAAAATCGTGACCGGTGGAAGCGGGCATTGATTGCCCTCGTGCGCAATCTTGATGAGCAAATCAACGGTATTTCTGAAGACAAACAATCCGACTTGGAGCGATACGAATCCCTTGGTCGGGATGGTCAAATTTTATTAACCGAAGCAATTCAGTCATACGACAGTCGGCTGTCAAAAATTGAACGGTTTAAATTCTTTGTGAACAAACGACTTGATTATGTTGCCTCCCTTGGCGAAGACGAAGGAGCTGTTTCGCGTGCCAATTTTCTTGAAGCGGCAATTCTCCGACACAAGTCCCTAATGGACGAATTTGACATGGAGCCAACAGATGTAGATGTAGCCCTTTGGGCTGCACTAGACAATAAATGGGAGTTCGACAATATATCATCTCTTGGGTGAGGTATCGTTCAAAAAAGAAAGAACAGGAATACGCGCTTAGGCGCCCACTTGTTAAAAGACTTCTTTCAGAAAGACCCCATTGTGAAGCTTGTCCTGTTTTTGCTGCGCACGACAAAAAACTGACGTACATTCAAAACGCAAGCTGCGACATACACGAGGTTGTGCGAAGGTCACAGGGTGGCTCAATATTGGACGAAACTAATTTACTTGCAGTTTGTAGGTCGTGCCACAACAGAATCGGGAATTATCCACAACTTGCATTTGATTTGGGCTTAGCCAAACGTGGAAAAAAAACATAAAACATCACTTGCATTTACAAGGTGCTAAATAATTTCGTTGTAAAATAAGTAAGGTAAGGACCGTTATAGGCGTTGGGACCGAGGGCGCGGGTCATCCCATGCGACCCTCGGTCCTGGCGTGTTTTTTTTGTTGTGCTGCATGTATCTGTTTACCTGTATTAGCGATTTGATAGTGCTACTCTGAGCTCGGCTAGCCATTTCTCAAAAAGAAAGGCAGGTGGTCCCGAATCTAGTAGTGACAACTACGCAAAGTAAATACGGGTGAAAATTCGTATGAAATCCCGCCGGTCTTTGGCTAATGGGCCGGCGGGTCTTTGTTTCTGGACTAGGGTTTTTTTGTGCAACTCAATATTCTTGGACTTGACCTTTCTCTCACATCCACTGGGTATTGTCATAACGGCGACGCAGGATATATATCCGTTAATGCTTCCGGTGCTAAAAGATTGCAAAACATTACAAGCGAAATAGGAAATATTATTGTTGCAAATAAAATTCACGCGGTTGCCATAGAGGGTTATGCATTTGCGGGAGACACTCTCAGGCTCATTCAATCGGAGAGCTTGGTGGTGTTGTCAGGGTCTCGCTTCTTTCTATGGATATTCCTTATGTTGTGATTCCGCCAACCTGCCGCGCAAAGTTTGCCACCGGAAAGGGCAATGCTGGAAAGTCTGAAGTAATATCTTCTGTATCAGCTATTACGGGAATAGTCTGGAAGGGTGGGCATGCAGACGATATGTGCGATGCTTGGATTTTGGAGGAAATGGTGTTGGCTAAATTGGGTTATGCAAAATTTACCTGGCCTTCAATTTCGCTTGCGGCGCTAGAGAAGATAGACTGGTCACCATTCGAGGGGATTATAAATGAACAGAACTCAACCAATTAGCCAAGTTGATATTGAAAAAGAAATAATGCGATTGCTTGAAATGCTTGAAAAAGAGACAGAGAATTTTGAGATTCTCGCTGTTGACGCTGCAAAGAAAGATGCTCGATATAAAGCTGAGTGGGCAAAAGAATATCTTGGTGCTGCGGGCAAGGGCCACCGAACCATCACCGACAGAGAACAGTGGTCGCACTACAAAATGGAACAGATGAAAGAAGATTACGAAATAGCAGAAGCGCTAGTCAAGGCAAAACGCGAGAAATTGTTATCTTTGCGAACAAGCATTGATGCACTGCGGACGCTGAATGCCAACGTACGCGCACAAATCGAGCTCTGATTGTAAATTTTATGTCGTCGATTAATCCATCGTTGCTTAATCCGGCGCCATGGAGAGTCAATTATATTCTTAAACCAGATATAAAAATACTGATTTCGTCAATTGAAAAATATGGTTTGTTAAATCCAATTCTTGTGCAGGAATCATCAAACACAATCATCGATGGCCATCAAAGAATAATCGCAATATCTCAATCTAAAATTCTTTCCAAGAAATATGCAAAGTCAATTTTGTGCACAAAAATTGATTTGTCCGATATTGACGCAATGATTTTGCATGTTCAAATGAACCGTGGTCGCGGGTCAGTAATGGCAAAACGAATGTCTGATGTTGTCAAGAGGATACATCAAAGCCGACTGTATTCAATTGAGCAATTGGACGACATGTTTAACATGTCTGTTCAGGAGTCGGAAATGATGCTAGATGGCTCGCTTTTAAAAATGCGCAAAATAAAAGAACATACATATTCAAAAGCATGGGTTCCAATTGAAGCACCAGCCAAACCAGGTAACGAAATAACCCTAGAAAAGCCCCCTAACCCAGACCGTTAATTTACTAGGAATATGATGGTGTAAACTTTAGTCAAACGTTGAAGAGGTATTTATGCCAGAGATAAACACCGTTCGCGACTCGGAAATCGGTGCACTGACAAGACGAAATCCTGTAACCGCGGGCAATACGCCATCTTTTTTGCGCAGAGCCGCGGCTTACGGCCTCAATCGTCTTGCGGACGTTATTTCCGGGCAGAGAACAACTCCAAGGGGTACGGGTAGGGCATTGCTGAGAGAGAGACGAAGGCTAAATTTGGCAAGAGCCACGTGAGATAGCAATGCTTGTTTCTGCTTCTGATTTACAGACATACATGGATGTCAAGTTTAGTTTAAAACAACTTGATGCTGCGGATTTTGTCATAGAGGGCCTACAGAGCGAGCTTGAGGCATACCTTCGTCGGCCCGTTGAGGTTGACGAAATTACCGAGACGCACGTTATTCCAAGCTACTTTCAGGGTGTTCCAGCTACATCTTTTTTCTACGACCACTCACTAAGCACCACAGATAGTGGAATAAGTTATATTCAACCATCTGTTGTCTTGAGTTTGCGAAATACGCCAGTTGTTTCCGTGAAGAGTGTTTCAATTAGAAACCTTTCACAAGTTCCAGTGTTTCTTGCAGAATCAACCATGAAAACTGCGACCGTAACTAATGCTTCACAATCGGGGACAGTTGTCACATTTTCTGCGGCTAATAGTTTTACTAAGGGGCAACGTGTAGTTATTAATGGCGTAACTCCTTCTAGCTACAACAAATCGTCATTGGAAATTACATCAGTTACAAGCACAACTTTTTCTGTTGGCGAATATCCAGCCGGTTTGCCAGCCTACGTTTCTGGTGGAACAGCAACGGCAACTGGAAATGATTATGTCGTTCACAGATATGGCATTGAGCTATTTAGGGGATTCCCGAACGACACCGTAGAAGTTGTGTATAGCGGTGGTCTTGATGGCGGAACAATAAAAATGTTCAAGTTGTTTATTCTTCGCGCCGCTACCCGAGAAATGCAGAATATGCATGACGACGTTGTTGGTGTAAAAGACCTAACAACCCGAAACGTTGCGCCGCTTGAGACTGGATTTAGCGAACGAGAGCTGCTTGCTTTGCGCAGGTGGAGAAGGCGACGTATCTAATGGCTAAGGTTGAAATTGATGTAACGAAACGAGGTGTATCTTCGACTATTGCAAGACTTACCGCAATGAGCGCTCGTTCCAAAGTTTTAACACCAGTTCTTGTAAAAGCAAAACAAGAAATTAAGTTAGCCCACGCGGCAAACTTTACAAGCAACGGACTGCCCGTTGGTGGATGGGCGCCACTTGATGCCCAGTATGCAACGTGGAAAATGGCAAGATTTCCAGGACTACCACCAATGATACGAACAGGAAAATTGTTTGCATCACTGGCTGGTGCAAATGGTTCAATAGACACAATGACAAACACTTCTTTTTCGTTTGGAACATCTGTTGAGTATGCAAAGTTTCATCAATACGGAACCAACAAAATGCCAAAACGAAAAATTGTATTTGAGCCACCACTTTTTGCAAGAAACCTTGGAGGCAATGCCGCTGAATATATTGCCAACGGTGAGGTTTTGTAATGCCATCAGAATTAATGTATGGAGCGCAATTTGCAAAATCTTTTGTTAATCAGTACTTGAACGACGATATACCCCGACGAATTGTTCGTTATAGAAACGGCTGGGGTTTGTCGTCTACGGAGTTGCCAACTCCAGAGGAATATCTAACATATGAACCGATTGCGCTTGACTCGTGGCCTACGATTATTACCGTTGCTATTTCTACTCGTTCATTTAATAGGATTGGCTATAGCGATGGCGCCGACCCCATATACAAGGTCAACTACTCGATGCGCACATATGTTTGGGTTAGAACTGATGGCTCAAAAGAAACTACCGAGATGAGAGACAGGCTGACCACAGTTGTTCGGTCTGCAATTTTAGACTACCCGTGTCTGCAACGAGAGGGGGCAGAAAGAGAGGCTCGTATTGAGGAAACCACCCTCGTAGAAGAATTTTCCGATTTAACCCTATTGAAGGGAGACAGAGTTCTTGCTGGCGCATACCTTGGATACGACTTATCTATTGACGAAGTAATCGCTCGTGATAATATTGCTGATGAAGTTACTGAATTTGGTTTGACTGTCGGACAAAATCCTCTGACGTCGTTAATAACCAATTTCACGAATGCCGCAGACATCACAATTACGAACGGATAATTATGAAAACCAACATTGAAATTGTTTCTATCTCTGAACAAATTGATGAAATACCCATTGAAAACGCTGATTTTTGTCAAATTCAGAATCTATCCTTTAAAACTATTCAAATTACGGATGATGCTTATCTTTTGGGGCGTGCATTTTGTTTGGTAAAGACAGATAACAAAAGAATAATTCCTCTTATTGACAAAGGATTAATTCGTCTTATTGACACTCCCGTAGCCCAAAAATCGACCGATAAGAAAAAGCCAAAATCTCGTAAAATGATAAAACAAGAACAAATCGAACAGCAAAATGAAGTTCTTGAAAGCTTAAACGAGCTTTTTGTTGAACCCACCGAAAACGTACGCCAAACACCGTAACGTGTCTTCTATAATTTCAGTAGTCTCATACGAAATAGTTCCTAAATAACCGAGACGGAGGAAACATGCCAGGCATAGTTGTTACAACTGCGGTCCGAACTGGTCCAACTAATACGCAAACCGCACCGACGGCAACGCTGTTTCTTGCGGGCGTTACCGAAAGAGGCCCGGATGGAACCTCGCATCTTGTTACAAGTCTCTCCGACTTTGAGGATATCTTTGGTGGCTACACATCGTCCGGCTACGTACATCAAACAATTGAGACATTCTTTGAAGAGGGTGGCGCGCGCGCCTATGTCTCACGCGTTGTCGACGAATCGGCAGTTGAGGCAAGCCTTGCACTGACGGATTCTTCAGACGCAACATGCATTAATCTTCTTGCTTCCGGAACCGGCACATGGGCAAATACCGGTGGCCTGACGGCTGAAGTTGAGCAGCCAACGGCTACTACTTTTAAAATCAAGATTCGTCTAAATGGCACATTGGTGTTCACGACCCAAACACACACTTCTGTAAGCACCGCAATTGATGAAATAAACAACAATGAAACTGCTGGTTTGTATCTAACCGCTTCTGCTGGTGCTTCTTCAATCATCCCAGAAGTAGTGGCTGCAACAAATTTTTCAGGCGGCACAAACGGGGGCGCACTTGTTGCGGCAGACCTGGAAGATGCTCTTGATACATTTACCTCAAATCTTGGACCGGGTGCGGTTGCTGCTCCTGGTTTTTATGCCGAGGCAATGAGAAATTTTGTCTTCGCTCACGCAGCTAGTAACAACAGAATTGCTTTGACTTCTTTTGACGAAGGCACATCTGTTGCAAATGCAATTTCGTCGGCCGCCGGCCACACTGGTAGCGCAAACGCCGAATATGGCGCTTTCTACTTTCCGTGGATTAAAATTCCAGACGGTGTTTTGACAGTTTCGATTCCACCGGAAGGCTATGTTGCCGCTAAAAGAGCGCGTGTCCATAATCTTTTTGGTCCGTGGAATCCTTACGCTGGCGAAAGAACAGAGGCAACATTTGTTACCGGCCTCGAACATTCACTCACAAAGACAGAAGCGGACAGCCTTGACACAAACTTTATCAATGCACTCAAGGTCGTTAATGGAACTGTACGAGTTTATGGGGCCCGCTCTGCCTCGGATGACACCGCGAATTACAGATTTATTATTTCGCGAGAGGTTTTAAATCAGATTGTTCACGAGTCGGAGACCGCTCTAGAAGCACTTCTGTTCCTTCCAATCGACGGAAGACAGTCGACATTCTCTAGAGTTCGTGCAACTCTTACGGCCATTATGGAAAGAATTCGTCTGGCTGGCGGGTTGTATGAATCGTTTGACGCAAATGGCAAGCAAGTTGACCCGGGCTACACAGTTCAAGTCAACAATGCAAACAACCCCCTGACTCAATTGGCAACCGGAGTAATCAAGGCCAAGGTTGGCGCAAGAGTTTCCTCAATCGGTGACACTATTGAGGTAGAAATTACAAAATCAAACTTGACCGCAACACTGGTCTAAGAATATAAAATAAACACACGGAGGAATTATGGCAATTTCCACAAAATTGGCACAGCGACAAATTATCGCAGAAATTACGCCAGTTGCTGGTGCGGTCACTGGACCAACCCTGTCTGGGTACTTTGCTCAAGTGTCGGGTGGAGAAATTACTGCTGCTGTCGAAAAGATTTATATTGGTGGACAAGCATTTCCAGAAGTACTCTGTGCGCCATCGGAAGTTGGTGACGTCACACTAACCAAGCATTACGACGCAGAGCTTCGTACTCTTGTTAATCAGGTTCGACCAGTTGTTGGTCGTGCTTACTATGACATTAAAATTTATGACACCGACTGCGACCTTAAGAACCTGCAGTCTGAGCGTGTTTATGCTGGAGCACTACTCGTTGGGCTATCCGAGCCAGAGGGAGATGCCTCTTCGGGTGCGCCAGCGACGATTGCCCTTACATTTGCCATATCGGGTGTGCCAGCTCAAGCATAATTAAAATATCTAATTGACATCCGCCAGTGGCACTAAGCTGGTGATAGTGTTTGGCCCATGACAAACACATTCTACTCAGACGATTCCCAATCCTCCTCAAACGCGGACATTCCAAATGAAGATTCCGATAACGTTCTTGAACAGCTGACGAGCGTGATTAGTAAAAAAGTTTCTCGTCCAGATGTTTTTATCAATGTTCCAGAGCGTCCTGGTGTTTCTTTGTTGATTAGCCCAAACATCACTCAACAGCAAATAAAGGCTTGGCAAAAAAATTCTGGTTCCGAATCAAAGAGTGGGCTTGACGCAACAAGATTTGCTTGTCAGGTAATCGGTCACACAACGCGAGGTGTTTACCTAAACGGCGAAGAAGTTCTTGAAAATGGCAAATCGCTTGGATTTGCTTCACCTGCAATTCTCAAAATGACTGGTGCGGCTCGTGCCCTGCCAGACGCAGTGCAGAAATTTTTTGGCCTTGACCCGCACGTAGAAGCCGCAGCTCTAACAATTATTGATGCAGCAGGCTTCGGAGATACGGTTGAGCAAACCGAAAACCCTACGAATCCGTCCTCAACGAATTAAGTGACGACAGTCGAGTAATCACAGCCGCCCGCCTTGGGGAGGTGTTTGGGACGGACCCAATAAAAATTCTTGACTGTTCATTCGAAGAATGGATAATACGCCTTGCGTGTGCTAAAGTTATTGAGGCAGACCGTGAGGCAGCTGAGCGTAAGTCTCAGGGGTATTAGCAAATGAGATTTATTACCTAGGTAGAGGTCATGGCTGACGAAAATGTAAATATAAATGTTGACATTGATGTCAAGGGTGATAATAAGCTTCTTTCTGCCGCGGCAAAAATTACTGCACTTGATGCTGCAGCAAAACGCCTAGAGAATAGAACAAATCGGCTTACTGGAGCCATGGGCAAGTTTACAATGCGGATGACGCAGTCCGAAAAGGGCGTTGTTTCATTCACTAAAAAATTATCTCTTGTTGAAAAAGTTGGTGCCCGGTTCCTAAAAATGGCCCGAATGATTATGTTTACGGTCATTGCCCTAACCATTGAGTTTGGTATCTCAGCTCTTTCTTTGGCCTCAGTTAATGCCGCGTTTGCAATTGGCAAATTTGTTGCAAAAACATACAACTATGTAATGCAGGCATTGGCTGGCACCATCGCAGCGGTTGGTGTTGCGGCAATCGGCGCGGCAGCGGCTTTCAAGGAATTTCAGGCAGCACAATTCGCGTTTAGATACAAAGATTCAAAAGAGCTTGGTTCTGCCTTGGACCAATCCGGTTCTGGGCTTAGGAGTCTTTACAAAGATTCGATTCTTGCTTCTATGGGTGTTCAAGCCCTTGCGGGGGCCTTTACTGCTGTGAGTAAAAATTCCGCATTTACTCCAGCGTCAAAAGCCGCTCTAAAAGCCATGGCTGACTTTGTTAGCGCAAGCGGAGACCCCAAAAATGCACTTCAGGCTGCTGGGACCTTGGTTGGCATATTGCAAAAAGAAAAGAAATTTACAGCCGAAGCACTTCAGGCGGTTAAAGCTATCAGTCCAGAATTTGAAAAAGCATTTAAGAAGGGCAACTACAAGGATTACAGAAAATTCCTTGAGGACCTTCAAAGTGGAAAGCTAGCACTAGATGCGGGAGTGTCTGGGCAAGCGGGAACAATGTCCAAAACATTAGTTGGGCAGTTTAAAACATACCTAGCCTCCGCACTTGTTGAAATGTCTGATGTTGGTGTTCGCGTTCTTGAGCCAATTAAGAAAGCCATGTCTGAAATATATTTTGGACTTGAGCGCACGTTTAGAAGAATTTCTGGCGACCTTGTTAACTTCGGAAAAGGACCGTTTCTTTCATCTCTTGTTAAATTCACAGAAAAACTAGAAGACTTCACTGTTGTTTTATTTAGAAAATTTCTTCCGGCAACGGAGGGTTTCTGGAAAAGAACAACAGACTTTTTTAAAGGATTTGCAATTTATTTCAGAGAAGTTCGGGATGCGCTTGACCCTCTCCGCGAGGGTGGGTCAATTGTTATAAAAACTTTTGGAAAACCAATCGTTGAGATATTTAAGCAGATTGGTGAAGGAGTAAAGGCACTTGCCCAACAAGCAAAAGACAATAAAGGTCTTTTTCTTGCATTCGGTGATGCCATGAAGAGTGTTGTCGTTGGCTTCTTTGAGATTATGCGAGCTCTTCGAGAAGTTTTTGCTAAAGCCCTTCCGGTAATAAATCCGTTACTTTCTGCGCTGGGAAGGGTAATGAGTTTGGTAGCTCGCATTTTCGGCACGGTCGCGGAAGGTGGGCCCATGCTATCCGCGGGAATAGTGGGACTACTTGGCGCAGCGGCGTTTAAAGGTCGTCGTGCTGCAAGATTTCAACGTGGCATAGCAGGACGGGCTGGTGGCGAATTTGGAATAGCCAACATGTCAATGAAACAAGCAATTTATTCTGGTCACAAATTTGAAACTATGGCAAATAATACCACCGGTGGAGGACAGGCCACGCTGGGACAATTTGGTCCAATATCTGGCGCAATGTCTGCAGCTGGACAAGCAGCTGGCGCAGCGGCAAGCGCAGCAATATCCCCAGGGGCAAGCGCATTGAGCGTTGCTGGCGCATCTCTACAGGGTGCCGCGGCCTCGATTACTGCTGCTGCCACTGCTGGTGCAATTAGGCCCGGCCATGGACTCGGAGCACAAATTAGACAAAATTCTAAAGGTCAGTACCTTGACCCTACAACTGGAAAACCAATAAATCGAAACATCAGAACTGACGCAGACTACTTCCGTTATCTTAATAGAAATGTTGCCGACAGGGT